GCTCCTCGACCTCGGGCAACGGCGTCTCGGCCAGAACCCGCGCCTGTTCGATGGTGTCCCTGATCTGGAACACCTCGTCATAGAGCGCGGGCCTGACCTCGATGCTGCGGTTGCTCATCGCCTCTGCATCGGATTGGCAAACCCGCCCCGGAACATATGATTGGTGCCAGCCGCTTCTGCCTGCGCTGCCATGTTCTCGTTAAACAGTGGCGGTCGTGCGAGATGCTTCCGCATCTCCGCGCCTTGAGGCCCCATCCGATCCAGGACATAGGATTGCGCGGTGTCACCGCCGCCGGGCTGCATGTTGCCCTGCTGTAATGCCCGGAAAGCGCCGAGCATGCGTTCCTGCTGGCCCTGCTGGTTCTGCATGTTGGCGCCCTGTGCCAGACCCATCAGGCCCATCTCGGCAGGCGACCGGCCCCGCTGCATCATGGCTTGGCCTGCGCCCTGCATGCCAGCCCCGATGCCACGAAACGCCCCTTGCGTCAGTCCGACGGGGTTGCCATCGAGACCCCGTTGGAAAAACCCGCCCTGCGGCTCGTAGGTCGTCCCCATGCCCCAGTCCTGCAGGCCCCAGTTTGCATTTGTCGGCATGTTCATTTGACCCTCTCCTCAGGCTGCTTCATAGGTTGCGAGAATCGCAAGTTGATAACCCGTCACGATGGGGTTGGCCGCCGCGCCGGTCTGGACATACATGCCATTCGTCGTGTTGATCACGCCATAGAGCACCGTTCCGACACTCGCCATCTCCCGACCACAGACACCGCCGCAATAGCTTGACGAAGCGGCCGTCACGGGCAGCGTGATTTTCAATGCACCCGCCCCCGTCCCCGCGTCTGTCACCGTCACGTCGATGGTGACGGTGACGTGCTTTCCAACCCGCTTGTACCGGGCGCGGTTCGTCGTCATGGTCGTGATCGTGCCCGAAACAGCCGAGTAGGTCGGGACATACGTCGTCCATTCCTCATCGCCCGCGAGACCGGCCTGGACTTCCTTGCTCGTTCCCGTTCCCCCATCGGAAATCCCGCCCGTCGCGTTGCCGTCGAGCACGTTTCCGGTGATGGTGTAATAGTTGCTCGTGCCCGCCGCGATAAAGATGCCGTAGCCTTGCGAGCCAGATCCCGACGCAACCCGACCGATATGGTTGTTTGCAACAATGAAGTTTAGGCTGTTCGCACTGACATTGATGCCATGATAGGTCCCGGATGAGGACTGCGAGTTCAACGCAATGTCACAGCCTGTTATTTTGACCTGTTTCGGTCCTGCTTGCAGGAGAACGCCATCGAGAGCGTTCCCGACGATGCGCGTGCCGTCACAGATCGAGACCTCGCCGCGATAGTTGGTGTCGATCAGAATGCCGCGCGCGGCAAGTGACGACCCGAGCCAGCCCTGACTGCAATAGAACCCCTCACCCCGCGTCAGCGTGATGCCGTTCTCGTAGGGGTGATCAATCTCGACGTTGTCCGCATTGAACCATATGGGATAGGAGCTGCCGGAGGCAGCCGTATCGACGACGGAGATCCCCTTGTTCCCGTTCAGAAGAGCGGCATGGGTAAGCGAAACGGAATAGGCATAATTATCGACCGTGAACCATTGAAGGGTTGCGCTGGAGACCCATTTCCACGCCGCTGTCCCGTCCGTCGTGGCCGTCGTGAAGACGTTGGCCCCGTTGGTTCCAGGAACGGCTGATGGACCCGTCCCCGCGCCTGCCGATGTGCCCGCCGTCGAGCACTGCCAGATGGACCCGTTGACCTTGACAATATCACCGAGACTGTAGGCCGTCGTCGTCGCCCATGTCTTTACGACGGGTTCGCCATGCGGATAGGGGTTGTCAGCGTCTATCTTGTTGGCCCGGAGGCCGAATGTTCCGTTGCCATTTGTCCCCGTGATGTAACACCCGCCATTCGGACCCAGCATGTAGCGGAACTGAACGTGATCGTAATCGATGGAGGACACGTCGGATGCGTAGATTCCCCCGTACATATAACCTACGCGCACGCGGCGAACGGCACTCTGGAACGATCCCGAGCCGAGATTTATGGCGTACCCCGCCGTCGCCTTGACGTTGGCACCGGAGATATAAAGATCCTCGATGCAGTTGTGCTGCCCGGTCGAGGTGATGAGATCGCCCGTGGTTGACGCGGCTTGCAATGTGGTGGCCCACATTCCCGCGCCACGCATCGTGACGCCCGAGCCCGTGATCGTAAGCCCGGACGAGACTTTGTAGGTGCCGGACGGGAAATAGACGACCGCACCCCCGCGTGCTATCGCCTCGTCGATGGCGGCCTGAATCTCCGCCGTATCGTCGTTGGACCCATCCCCAAGGGCGCCGAAATCCGTGACGCTCAGGGTCTCCCGCAGTTTCGTCTGCCATACGCGGGTCGCGGCCCCTGTCCCGGATTGCAGAAAGCCGGTCCAGGCCGGATCGGTGCCATCCGAGATGAGCGCATAACCCGATGTGCCAATGGCAAGGCGCTCGTCCTCGGACGCCCCGCGCCGGATGATGTCGCCGCGCGTGGTCGTGACCGGAATGCCGTCGAGTTCGGTCTGGTGGGTATCAACCACGCGCTCCAGTTCAGAGACGCGGTCGTCCAGGCCCTGCCGGAACTGCTGTTCGTTGCCGGGATGGTAGGCTTCGGGTGCCGTGTGGAACGGAAGCCGGGTCGGAGAGCGCGTGGTGCGGGTCATTCCTTGCCCCCGGCCGGGCGAACCCGCATCTGCCAGCGACCGAGCCGGAAGTCATCGGAGCCTGAGAACCGAAGCCTGACCTCGCGCCCCCGTGCCCGGACGGACAACTGGGTCGAGGTGTCGGTGACATTGAACGGTCCAAGGGTCGTTGCATCGGACTGTGGATAGCCGCGCACGTCGATCTCGACCTCGTGCGTCCCGGTGATGCGGTCATAGTCGACGATCAGCTTGCGGCCCCGCGTATAGGTGCCGTTCTCCGACGAGATGTTGGCCGATTCGAGCGAGTATTCGATGGCCGTGCCGTTGCCGTTGTCGCCCGTCTCCTGCGCATAGACGAGCCCGTCCGCCCCCCAGCCCACGGGGTAGTCGATCACCGTCGAGCGGTCCACCCAGGAGGTGCGCGCGAGATCGCCCTGCCACCACGTCCGCTCGATGGTGTTATAGGCGACGCAGGCGTTGATCTCCGTCGACCCGACGCGGGCATAGAACCAGATGATCTCGTTGAACTCGCGGATCGTGCCGCAGTAGATCTTGAACCGCTGCGCGACGTTGATATTGCTGAAGATATCGGCGTGGACATCGCACGGGAGCGTCGAGACCGTGCCGTCGTAGACATAGAACCCCTTCGGCCCCATCCAGAAGGTGTTGCCCGCTGCATCCTGCACGCCCGCATGAGGCGAGACCATCGACGGCCCGTCGGCAATCCTTTGCAAGCCATAGACAAAGGTGCCGCCGACATAGCGGAAAAAGTAAGCCGCGATGTCGGTGCAGATGATGTGCCCGCCGCGTGCGGGCATGGCGCCGACGATCTCGTTGCCGACCTCGCAGCGGAGATCGCCTGCCGTATTGGTGTCGGTCGGCCGCCAGACCGTATAATCCTCCGACGAGCACCAGCGGATATTGAGGGGATCGGACGTGCCTGTCGTCCCCGTGTGCGTGCCGGATTGCGACCCTGTGGTGTTGATGGCTGCGCCACCGGATGTGAGGGAGAGTTGGAACGTGTCGGTCGTGGGATTGATGATGTAATAGGTCGCTCCCGCCGTCAGGCCGGTCGGGAGGGCGCCTGTGGTCGTCGGGACAAAGGTATCCCCCGCCGAGTGGCCGTGCGCCGTCCATGTCACAACACCAGGGCTTGCGATGGTGATCGTGAATGTCGAGCGATAGCCGTTGTGGGCGCCGTAGGCGACGAGGGTCCGGTCCACGTCCGAGACGAACACGCCAGCGGCTTCCGGGGGCGAGGTCAGGATGCGCGAGGCCGGTGTTCCCGTGCCGACGCTTGCATCCCAGACGAAGATCCCCTGTCCTCGGGGGTTAGCGATGAGGTCTTCGCCCCAGCTCGCCATCGTCCAGGTCAGGGCATGGTTGGTGGTCGTATAAAGCGTTTCGACGCCGCTCCAAGGCGGATCGCCCCAGCCACCCTCACCCCAATCATAGGTGGTGGAGCTATCCTCGGCGCCTGCCGTGAACGAGGATGTGGGCGTGATGTCGGAGACCGTGCCGGTGCGGACCAGATAGAGCTTCGTCGCCGTGCCATAGGCGAGGTATTGGATATTAGCGAGCGTCTTGAAGGCGTGCGCGCCGCGTGCGGGTTCGGCCGAGGCGTCAGCGGGTGCGATCAAGGTTGCCCAGCCCCCGATCCGCTCCGGGAACCCCTTCCAGAACCGGACATTGCTGCCGTCGATCCAGCGCCCGCGTGCGCCCTTGCCCGTGGTCTCCTTGTAGAGCCCCGGTGCGATCTCCAGCGGAACGTCGGTCCAATCAGCCACCGTGATCCTCCAGAAGATGCTGCGTGGGCGGGGGCGGGCTGAGGCTTTTCGCGGTCCTGATCTGCGCAATCGCCAGTTGCGTGTTCTGGGCGTGCATGGTGATCAGGTTGTCATTGAGAGCCGCCATGTTGCTCGCCTGCTGGGCATTGTTCTGGGCAGCCTCGGCCCGGAAGGCGGAGGTCTCGGCGGCACCCGCTGCGGCTTCCCTGGCGGCCTGCACGCCGATCATCGGCAGCCACGCAATCGCGCAGTTCCAGTCATCGACGTCGGCCCCGGTCTGGGGGTTCTTGCCGCGCACTTGCGTCCACCAGGGGCACGTGTGGCAGACCTTCGCCATGGCCTTACGCCAGAGCGGGCAGTAGGTGTCGGGTGGCCCGTGCGGTTTCTGTGCCATCAGGATGCCGTTGCGACGCAGAAGTTGAGCGTCTTGACCACGAAGTCAACCGGCGTCTGCGTGACGCCGCCATTCAGGGCGAAGTTGTGCGTGTGCGTTGCGCTTGCGTTGCCCGTCGTGTAGGTGGAGCCGCCTCCCGCCGCAGACGCGCTCGCGCCCGAGCTTGCATTCAGGGGGTTCGAGGTTCCGTAGGTGTGCGTGTGCGTCGCGCTTTCCGTCCCCGTCGTGACCGTGTCGTTGGGGAGGTTCGCCCGAGTCAGCGTGCGCGCCGCAAAAATGCTTGAGTAGGCAGATCCGGCCGTCGCGGTCCCGGCCGTCGCCACGCCGCCACTGTCGACGGTCCTCAAGGCGTAGTCGTCAACGCCGGAGTTCCGCACCCAGCCAGTCGGGGCAGCGTTTTGATAAAACAGGGACTGCGTCCCCGATGGCGCGCCTGCGGCCCAGGCGACTGCGGATGCCGTAGCCCGCAGGACGAGTCCGGTGGTTCCAAGCGACAGAGACGCCCAGGTCGTTCCGTTGCCGTACATGATGGCGCCCGATGACCCGATCAGGGCTGCTATTGCCGTCAGGTTGGCGTCGAGGCCCTGCTTGTTGCCGAGCGATGTGTTGATCGTATCGATGTCGCCCTGCAGCTCGGCAAGCGCCGCCTGGGCATTGGTCGATGACAGGTTGCCCGTCGCCGTCACAGAGACCGATGAGGCCGCAGCACCGCCCGCCGTATTCGGGGCGCCTGTGCCGATGACGACCTCGGGGCTGACGTAATAGATGGTGTTCGACCCGTTGCAATAGAGCGTTGCAGCGGCGCCCTGCGTGACCGTCTTGGCCGAGCCCGAATTGGTCTTGACGGAGACCGTATAGGCGTTGGTCGTGTTGTTGATGACGCGATAGGTCTTAGAGGCGTTGGGGATCTCTATGATCAGGCTCCCGACCAGCGCGCCATCGCAGTAGAGAACGGCCTTTTTGGCCTGATCATTGATATAGTCGACGTTGGTGAGGACCACCGTTCCCGAGGTCGTCGAGATCGTCACAGCGCCTGCAATGGACGCCTCAAGCATATCATAGTTGAGGTTTGCAATCGTGCCCCATGTTCCCGACTTCTCGCCGTTGGCGGGTTTTTCGAGGCGCAGGACCGTTGTCGCTGATGAAGGCATCAGATCACCTCAAGGCAATGAGCGGGGGGACGGTGGTTGGGTTCGACACCGTGAAGGTCGAGCTGGTCACTGTGCGGTTGCCGCCGAAATCGAGAACCATGATGGACTTGTTCGATTGCGACGAGTTGTAGATCAGGGCGCCCCGCGCCGTGAACGAGGCCGAGGTCCACGTCACATCGGCAAAGCGGAAGTTGTATTGCCCGGTGGTTGCGGACTGTGTCGGGAAGCCGCTTTCGAGCGAGAACGTCTTGCCGCCCGAGGAATACCCCGTCCCCGAGACCTCGTTGGTGGCAGAGTAGGCTGTCGTCTCCGGCCCGAGCGTCGCGGCATCGGTATAGAGCGCGATCTTGATCACGTCGGTCGTCAGATCATGCACGCCCTGCATGAGTTCCTGAACGAACGAGTAGGTATATCCCCGCGTGATGGCCATCAGCGCGTCCTCTCAGGCGTTGCCGTCTTGCCGACGGGCTCGTATGTCGGCCCCTGATCCTGCCGCCAGAGCGCGCGGGCCGGGCCGAGGTTGGACGCATAGGACTGCTCGAACTCGACAACTCGTTCGGGCGCCACCAGGAAATGCTCAGCCTCTTTCAGCGTGGCGTAGAGGAGCAGGGTCGCGACGTTGGAGGTTAACCAATTGGACCCGTTCGAGATCGAGAGCGGGGTGGGCCGCGAAAGGTACTTGACCTCGCAGGCATAGGTGTCATCAGGAACCGGCGCGAAGATCAGTTCGCTCTCGTCGTCGTAGAAGTAGAGCGGCCGTCCCGAGCCCCCGTAGAGCTTGACGTAATCGTAGTTGCGCCGGAGCGCGAACGAGTTGTTGTCCGTGAACCGCACCGATTGGACTTGGATCATGTCCGAGGTCTTGGTCAGGGTGGCGATGCCCGACGAGGTCGTGATCGAGCGCCGGTCGTCGAAATAGGTGATGTCCAGGTCTCGCAACACGCGCTCCTCGGCGCGGTTGATCATGCCCTGGATGTGCGAGGAGAGTTCCGAGGAGGCATCCTCGGTATAATCCCCCACCGCATCGACGAGGCCCGAATAGGTTGTGGTCCATTGTGCCATCTAGGCCCCCATCAGACGAGACTGAAGTCGTCGATTTCTATGTACCCCGTCACGAGCCCATCATTGGACAGCGGCCACGATGCCGACAGCGCCGGATAGATTTCGACCGTTGTCGATGCCCCGGTGGCGGTTTTTACGAGTGTGAAGATCCAGTGTGTCCCGTCATCCGTCGATGACATGCCGGAGCCCGAGACCTGACCCGTGTCGACATTGAACCCGTAGACCGAACCGCCGATGATGTAGCCGCCCTTGGCACCCGTGCTTTTCTTCATTCGGGCCGTGATGGTGTAGTCGACGCCGTTGGTTGTAGCGAAGGCCCGCGAGACATAGCAGAAGTTGCCGTCAATGTCCTCAATGCGGTTGTGCCGGCCGATGCAGGTGTTCGACTGCGTCCAGGTGCCGGGGTTGCCGAACTGCTGGTTATGCGTCGTCGGGTCTTCGATGACGCGCAGATATGAGAATGTCAGCCCTCCAGTCGGCGTTCCGGAGTGACTGGGCGTTGCAGCGGAACCTGTGCCGAGCGCTGGATAAACCGTGAAGGTGGTCGAGGTATCCTGCGCGATGAAGTAGCCCTCAAAGATCCAGTGCGTCCCATCGTCGGTCATCGTCGGTTCAGTGACGAAATTATGCCCGAGGCGCCCGACGCTGCCGCCGTTCGCGTTGAACGTCATGTCGTCGTTGGCCTCGATACGGAAGCCGGAATAGTAGGTGTCGGAATGCTTGAGGATGCGCGCCCAAACCTTATAGCCCCGATATTGCACCGTTGTAATCGTTTGCGAGAGCGAACCATAGTCACCCCCGTTAGTATCCGTGACATTCGTCGTGGTCGTGGTCGCGTTCGTCGCGGTCCAGTTGCCGGTTGTCAGATCGCTCGAATCAACCAGGAGATTCAGGAAATCGGTATAGGTCAGCGTCACGCTTTGTCCCGCCACAGCGATGCTCTTCGATGTGGGATAGAGCTTGCGGCCTAATCTGAGGAGGACGGTCATCCCAACAGCCTCACCCAGAAGCATGTCCGCAGGGATGCAATCGTGACGGACGTATCGGAACAGGTGAACCGCAGGTCGAACCAGTCCGACGCCGAGAACTCAATCGGTGCGCTCACCGCGGACAGGGCGAGTTCGGAATAGCCGTTCCCTGCGCTCTCGACCCATGGCAAACCGACCCAGGATTGCTGCACGTCCGCCGAATTGAACCTTCGGATACCGGCAGCGCACTGGCTGCCCGACGTGACCAGCGTGCAAAAAATGGTGAACCCGAAGATGCCCCATGTGAAACCGCTCGCGGGCATCGTCAGGCGCGTGTTGTTCGTCACGTTGTCGTGCAGACTGTTCGTGTCGTAGAGTTCAGTTGTGAACGGGACGGATGCGACGGTTGAATAGTTCTGCGCCGTCAGATCGGACGAAAGGCCGACAAGCGCGCCCTTCGGAGGAACGGCCAGAGCCCGCAACGCCGTTTCCAGGGCATCGTTATTGCCGCCAGGGCTTTCGATATCGATGGCCATGCTATGTCCCTAGTGTGAGATTTTCGCCGGAAAGCTGCAGGTTGTCGCCATCGAGCTGTATGACCTCGCCATAGGTGCGGGGTGTCGTGTCGGACGAGAGATAGGGATAATCCGCAGGCAGTTGCGTGATGAGCGTTCGCACATCTGAGGATCGCAGTGCGGCACTCGAACTGTTGAGCGTCACGATGATGATGCGGTCGCCGTTTGGCGCGGTCCATTCGAGGCAGGCGCTATAATCGTCGATCCCCGTATCAATCCATGTGCCGAACTTGACCGCGACGACGCTATCATCGTTGATCAGGTTGTTCGGGCTGTGCATGACGATAGAAGTTGTCCGGCCGCCCGTGATCGACGCCGCGTAAACCGTCTCATCCGCAGCCAGGGCGATATCAGCGTCGGCGTAGGCACTCGTCGCCAAAACGGCCAGATCGCGCGCCGTGGTGTAATGATTGACCGGGTCGCGATATCCCCAAGTATTGGCGAACAGCGTATTGGTCATGCCGAGTGTGGCGGCTTTTGTGTTCATCTCCGTGATGAACCGCGTGCGTCCGCCGCTTGCCGTCAGCGCATCACCCACATGTCGCCCGATGACCTGCGCCGCATCGCCGCCGGACACAACAAACATCCCGTAAAGCAAATCGCGGTATGAGATTTCGTCGAGATTGGCGAGGCCCATCTGGTCGTAGGACGCGGAGAGAAGATCACCCGTGACCGCCTGAACCGTCGTCGACAGGCTGACCCCGCTTGTTGCCATCACATAGGCCGTCATGACCTTTGTGATGCTGTAGGGATTGGTCGCTGTGTCTGGTGACTTCTCGTATAGCGTTCGGTCACGGGTTGCGTTGTAGACGTAAGCATAGTCGGCATCGAGGGATGGGATCGCCATCATATCCGGATCTTCGATGACGATTGCACCTGGATTCACCAAAAGCACCCGGTCTGCCCGAAGCAGAACAGACTTGCCGGAGAGAACGATAGACCCCGCCGTGACAGCGAACCCACCCTCGACCGGGGCCGTGTCCTCCGACTGCCGACTCGCCGTCCCGTTATTATTGGTTGCGGTGACGACAACGTGAATGATCGCTCCAACGTAGACAGTATCGACAAGATAGGACGACGATGTCGCGGACGGGATAGCAATGTCGTCCGCATACCATTGATAGGCATAAGAAAGCGGGGTGTTGTCCCATTGCCCATCGTCGGTGCTGAGGATTCCCCCGATCCGCGCCGTTCCGGAAATAACGGGCGCTACCGTCGAGACCGGCGCCAACCCGGCCGTCGGCGTCACCACCACCTCGCCCATGACGAGCGAGAGATGCAGCGCCGTCTGGTTGCCTTCCCAGAGATCGGACGATCCCCCGGAATTGCCGATCACCGTCACCGACCCGATCATGGGCTCGGGCGACGGGCGGCGGATGTTCAGGCGATCCAGCGGCACCCTGCGGGCAAACTTCTGCGGATGCTCGGCGTCGCGTTCCTCGCGCGCCACCAAAAGCCCCCGGTTCTCGCCGTCCTCGACGAGATCGGAATACTTGACCTTGCGGCCTGTCCGCTGGTCAATTCCGGGGGTGTGGCGGCCGAGATAGCGAACCATCAGGCCCTCCGGCGACGGTTCTGGGCGCCGTAGATCATGATATCCCCACGCGGGATGATGGCGGCCTTGGCTTTCGCGAGGGTTTCGCGATAGCGCGTCTGGTTGAGCGCAAACCGTTCTGCCGAGTACTTTTCGCAGAGCCGGGCCGCCAGCGCGTAGGCGATCACGTCGTACATGAAGCGGT